AGCCGCTTTTCGTGTCATTTTGAGCGCGTTTTGGCGTAGTTCATCGGCCTCAAAAAGCACTGTTTTAACGCCTTTTTCGAGCAAAAAGCCAAGCGTAAGCGGCAAGCTTTGCCCGTCGCCAGCTCCGATTTCAACCGCTAAATCAGGGTTAAAACGCTCTGAAAGTGCCTCAAGGATGCCCGTTTCGCCGAATTGCCAGCCGTCTGCACGGTCGTTTAACCACTCAAAGCGTAGTTCGGTTGCCACCATTGGCGATTGTGTGCCGGTCATTTGCTATTTTGCTCCGAAATAGCGGTCAGGATTTGGTCAACACGGGAATCCCAGCCCGCAACCGTTTCGCCAACAATGGCAACGAGTTCGGTTTCGTCTTTAGCTTGTCCGGCAGCGTCAAGTAGTGCGGCCTTGCTGGCCTCAGTGTACTCGGTTGCGATTGTCTCCGCTGCGATCTCGCTTCGATCGTCTAACAGCGGTCGGATAGCATCCGAAATCGTCGAGGTAAATCGAGCGTAAAAGCTATCGACCCAATCGACAAAGTTTTTACTCTTACATCCTTTGATGACTCGATTTTTCTCAACCGATTGAACCCTTGAAATGACCACCCGCATCGCCCGTGCCCCGGTGTCGCTTTCGTCGATGTCGTCTTCGGGGTCGTCGTCTTCGTCCATTTGGTCGCCGGTGCCCGGAGTGATAGCCGGATTGGCGTAGACGTCGCCGCCCTCGTATGGGTTCAGGTCAAGCAGTTCGCGTGCTTCGTTTGGTGAGTAGATACGAGCGTTAATGCCTGTCGACAAACTGTTGATCGTCGTCGAATAATCGGTACGCAATAGTGCCCGGTCGTGAAATTTGAAGTAGAGCACGTCCGCCGCTTGTTCGCGTTCGGTCAACAGCTTGCGGTCTAATTCTTCTTCCCAAGTCTTGAGCCACTTTGCCAAGCAGTTCGATAAATATGCCAGCGTCCGCTGCTCGATGCCGTTGTACGATGTCGAGTCGTCGCCCAAGATTGTTTCGATTGAAAACCACAGTGCAACATCTTCGCGGCTGAATTGTCGGCTGTCGTTGATTTCGGCGTCTCGGCCGTTCATTGAAACCACATGAGCCTTAATGCCTTCGCGCAATAGCCCAATGTTGCCGTTGGCCTCTGGTCCGCCGTGCTGGCTGCGAAAGTCGCTTAGGAATTTCCTTGCCTCTCTTTCGTCTTTCAAAATGTTCGCAGGCGCTTCAAGCAACATCGATGATCTAAATCCGCTATTGAACCCGCTTTTAACAAGTTTATCCGCTGCGATACCGATCGCCCAATTATCGTTTGCGATCTTCCATAAACTGAACCCTGCAAACCCATCAAACCCAAGCCCGGGAAAGTGACACATTTCACTGTCCGCGATAACCATTAAGCCGCCGCTGCCGGGAATGTCGGGATCGGCTGGCATGTCGATGTCTCGATACTTGCGGATCGGCTCATCTTTGTGGCTATCGTAGAGATACCACTTTTCGCCCTGCCACATGACGATCGCCATTTTCGCGGAGTCGAGCGGTAGCAAGTCAAGGATGCGAGAGTTCGCCGTAGTGCCGGCACGGCGGATCCATGCGAAGCCGTTGCCATACATAAGGCAATTGGCTTGCAAGCTTTGCTTGAATTGCATTGGCGTCTGATAGTAGTTTGGACGCTTTTTGCAAATCATGTAGCGGTAGTCGTTGGTCGCACGCTCTGCCCCGCGTTCCAATCCGCGATGAAGTACGAGCGGCAACTGCCCCATGTGTCCGCTGATCTTGTTGACCGCGTACCAGACCGGCGCGTAGCTCATCGCCTTTACTGGCGAGACTATTTTCTTATTCTCATCATTGACTAACGCATCGAACCATCCATTAAAGATGCGGCCGATGTTGAGCAGTCCTGCCATAGTTATTCCTTTAGCTAATAAACATCGAACCGTGTGCCCGTGCCCGCGTGCTCATGCAAGCACGAAAAGCCATCACCACCGCGACCACCGGGTCAATCTTGTCGCGGCTATTTGATTTGTCGAACATCCATCTGTCGGCCCGATCTCTGACGATAACCGCATTTTGTACGCAGTATCTTAGCAAAGAGTCGCTTCCGCTGTGCGAGAATCGCCCCTCGGTAATCGCCTGCAAAAATGCTCGGATAGGTTCGTTAAAGTGCAAATAGTTCTGCGGCATGCGAATCGGCTTCAATCCTTCCTGCTCAAGATGCCCCGCAATCACGTTAGCTTGATATGGGTCGAATGCGATTTCCGATATGCTCCAATCTTCGCATTCTTCGATCAGGTCGTCTCGGAGTGAATCAAGAGCATACTTACCAACGTCGATTAGCCCCTGCGATATAAACGACGCGAAAGGTTGTAGCGACAAGTCGCGGCGAGTATCGGCGAACATATAACTTTTCTGCTTGCATTCGTAGCGGTAAATCGGCCTTTCGTCTTCGTCTTCGCCAACCCTGAACCGTGCAACTACCGCCCACGATGCCAAGTCGTCGCGGCCGCCCAGGTCAAACCCCGCTGCGATTGCGTCAGCGTCTTCCCAGTCGGTCAAGCCGGTGCCAAGTTCATCCCATCGCCGCACGTCAATTGCGTGCTCTGTCGATGATGTCATGCGGTTGCAATGGTAGCGTAAGAAACGATTCTTGGCCGTTTGCTTGGCTTTCGCTTCCGCTGCCTGCTCCCGTAGATAATCGAGCTTCACAGATTGCCCTAAGCCGGGATTGGCTTTGATCCAAGTCGATTCGTCAAATGGGTCATCGTCGTCATCGAGTTCGGCAACAAATGCAAATAGCTGCGGATCCGCTGCCTGTTGCTCAAGGATCAATTTGCAATACCCGACCTCGTCTTTCCACAACTCTGATTTGTCATCGCCTGCGGTTGTGATTGTGCAGAGCAGCGGCTGTCGCCTTGCACCTGAGCCCGTCCGCATGGTGTCATAAAATTTTCGGTGACGCTCCACCCAAGCATGAAGCTCGTCCAAAAAGATTGCGTGAGGGTTCAGTCCGTCATACGGCTTATCGCTGCCAAGCGGCCTGATAAGGCTGTGGGTGGCGGGAAATTGGATAACGCTAACGCGGCTGTCGGCGTGCTTGCTTAGTGTCTGCGATGCGGCAATCATCTGCTTGGCATCGGTAAACAAAATTGCCGCTTGCTCTCGCTTTGTTGCCCCGATGTAGACTTCGGCAGCCGCTTCTCCGTCAAAGAATGCAAATAGGATCGCAAGCCCCGCCGCCCATGTCGTCTTACCGTTCTTTCGTGCAACCGACACAAAAGCACGGCGGAATCGGCGAAAGTCCGTTTGCTTATGTTTCCATCCGATAATGTTAGCCGTCACAAACTTTTGAAAATCGCAAAGCTCAATCGGTTGCCCTGCCCACTCGCCTTTGTAATGACGAAAGATCAGCGGAAAAATCAAGCAAGCGTTTTCAGCCAAGTCCCAGTCGAAATAATAATCGCCGGGATCCTCTAGGTCGCGCAGGAATCGCTCGCAAGCTAGGCGGACCCACTTGCCGGCGGTGATCTTGCCACTCACGACGCCATCGGCATATGCCATGACGTCGCGGCGAATGTCAACCGTTTCCTGCGACAATCTTTTTCGCTTGCATCCTCTTGAGCATTTCAAGCACTGGATCCGTTCTGACCCGCGATCGAGCCGCCGGCGTTAAGCCGAACTCAATGCAGATTTTCAGAATCTTGTCCGTTAGTGCGTCCCATTCCTTTTGCGCAGGGTGAACCGATGGGACGCCCTTTTCGTTCTGGATGATCAGCCCTTCCTCGTTGACAATTTGCCAGCACTGATCAGCACGGGCACATGCCTTCGCATATTGGGTCATCTGCTTTTGGTACGATGGCGATAGCGTGCCCATGCCGCTCAGGATCTCGGCGACTTCGTCCCACGCCTTGTCCGCTTTGGGATCGTCGGCTACCTCGTGCGGCTTGACCGGGCAGCCGACCAGCGGTTTGGCAGCGTCCGTGATGCGGCGTTGCGGATTTTTATCGTAGGCTCCGCTTCGCTCTAGCTCTTCGGGTGGCTTTCTAGGTCGTGCCATTAGCGGGCCTCTGTTTGTCGTATAACGAGCGGATCATTTCACGCTCTATGATTTGACAGATCTCTGCTTGGCTCGCTTTTGGGGCCATTTGTGGGGCTCTGGTGCGGTCAAAATCGGACAAAATGGGGCGGCCTCCGTTTTGTGGAGGTAAAAGCGAAGG